CCCATGTGGACCCACTGACCGTGCCGGGAATCTCCAATAAATTCAGATTGAACTTGTCATTCAATATCTCCCAGGCACCGGATTCCACGACATATTTACGCCCCCCCGTGGCCGCGCAACTGATCACCGAGTTTAGCGATAACCCCGCACCCCGGAAATATCCCTGCAATAACTGACGGGTCGCACCGTGCAGGAACACCATCGAATTGAGGATCAGATTTGCAAAGGTATAGGTATTCCCACCCGAGACAAAGGCATCAACACGCGTTCCCCCATGCGTCTGCCCATTGTAAAACATCCGGTCATAATTGGCGATGTCAGGGGCTGAGGTTGGCAGGATCGTTACCGCCTGCCGCTCGGTGGCTCCCGATTTCATCGAAACATCATAACGGTAGGAATCGGGATAATCACTCCATGCGATCGGGTGAATAACGACATCGGTGAACATTACGCCCTCCAGGGTTTTATAATCCTCCTCTATCAACCCGTACAGATAGACGGTCATCGTACCGGAAGAAAGCGGCGGGCGGTCGGCATAAATTTTGAAATCCGTCCATGTCAACCCCGCAAGTGTCCCTAACTGCTTGTGTTCAAAATTCTTGTTGGTTGTTGACCATCCATCCTTCTCATCGAGATACCAAGTTGTCCCACCGTTGGTAAATTCAATCCTCCCCTTTATCGTGACATTCGTGGCCTTCTTCCCGGTCTTCCCGCCACCCAAAAGGAGAACGACATAACCGATTGCACAATATTTAAATTCAAGTAAAAACCCCTCGCCATCAACGGCGGTATAAGGGAATGATTGTTTTACCCATACATCCGTAACATCTTCCGCATTGACGGCGTGTTCCCCGGCAATTTTAACATAACTGCCCTGATCTGCTTTCCAAACCGTCACATTCCCCGTGGGCGTGGATTCCTCCCAATGATTTAACCCATCTGAAAAATCATGGTTGTAACAGAATGAAGGTCGTTTCCCGTGTTCGGAAAACAATTCCATCGACGACCACGCGTGTTGCATATTCAACTCTGGCTGCCCGATCGGGTAGACATCCCCCGCGCCCATAGGAGCCAGGGCGAGGGGCGTTTCTGCATCATCGGTCACGATATAACCCAACCCCTCCACAAAATCGTAAATCTTCGGCGCGGTTTCGGAATCCTGCTCATTTCGGCGGATCAACCACATTCCCCCGTGTTGTGTGATGGTGGCATCCGGTGGAATCATTTTCTCCAACACCTCGTAACAAGTCCACCCCTGGTAATAATCATCGGAAAACGAAACCTCGAAAAGGTGGGTTCCCCCCGTGGTGGTGGCATTGTACGCCACACTGATCTGTAATTCAAGCCCGGTGTTTTCCAATACCTCCCTGATCACATCGATGCGCGTGGTCTTTGTTGTGGGGGTGCTGACAACCGTGTAAGGGTAATTCTTCAGCAACCCTAACCCATCGGTCGCGACAACGGCCACATCGTAAGGCGGGTCACGGAATGCCTCCCTGTATTCATCGCCGATCAGATACCCCTGCCATACCACTGATTCATTGATGAGCAGTTGAACTAAATATTTGCGCGGGTCCGATTCAAAGAATGAAAGGTATTCAAAATCTGAATCCGCCTGGATGGAAAATGACAACGATGTTCCGCAAATGACCCCCGCATTATCTTTGGTCATGGTGACACCGCCGCCACCGAGAAATTTATCCTCTTCAGTACCGGCGAAACCATCCTCAAGGATGTAGATTTTGACATCATCCTTATATTTCACCGTTTCGGCGTGAAGGCGATATTTGAGACCGTATGCCATTTATGTATTCTGTTTGCGGGAACTCTCCGCGTTTTTGTAGGCGATGAAAATATCTTTATTCCGGATCACGGTTTCACCAACAACCTCTACTTTAATTGCCGATGCGTTCAATCCTTTCAGTTGCGGTGTGTTGCCCGCGGATCTCAGGTCGTATGTTCCAGTGCTGGCGCCGGAATAACCACCGCCACCGCTTCCCAATTTTGCCACCCCGGCTTTCGCTGCCGTACCCAAAGCGATCAGGGCAATACCGGCGATGGTGGCAATAGGCCCGGAGATCGTCGCCAGCGATGCCTTTAATGCCTCTATCCCTTTGCCGACCCCCAGAAGGATCACCCCCAATTCAATCGCCAAGTTTGCGATTGGGTTCATAAGGGCCTGCGCTACCTGCGCCATTGATCCGCTACCGGCGGCAAGGTTCCCGAAAGCCTCAGCGGCACCGCGGGCCATATCTTCAAAGGCAAAGCGGATCATGTCGGCCACCCTCTCCCCGGAAGCCTGGATCTGGGCAAAGTAACTTTCAACCTCCGCCGTGTTTTCGGCGATCATACCACTCATGTCGCCGAGGGTTTTGGTGTCAAGTCCTGCCGATCCCGTTACACTCGCCCCCTGCCCGGTAATCGATGAGGCGGGGGAATAGGTGCCGCCATATTTTAGATTCCACGTTGCGCTTTCTTTTTGCTTTTCGATCAGTTCATCGATGGAGGCGATTTGTAAATCAATGGCGGCGATCCGGGCCGTTATATCGGAAGTGTCTTTATTTTCTGCCGCAAGCGCCTGCGCCTGTTTCGTAAGTTCGGCGACCTTATTGCTTAATTCTTCATATTTCGTCGGGACTTCCGGAGCGGGGGCCTTTAATTGTTCCGACAGTTCCCCCGCAAAATTACTCAGATCCTGAACGTCCGAAAGCAAATTTCTCATACTGACCATCAAGGGATCATCCTGAGAAATAGAATCCTGCGACATATCATAAAACCCCTGTTGCACATCTTTCGTGCGCTCCTCAATGACTTTTAATGCCCGCGCGTAGGTCTTTGATTGACTTTCAAACGGAGAGATAAGCCGTTCCCAGAATGAAAAATCACCCCTTGCGGAGAGGATGGTGAGCGTTTTGTTCGTTTCAGAAAGAACCCCTTTTACAAATTTGCTGGTTGCAAGGAAATTCTGCCATGTGATAATTAACGCCCCTACCTGTTCATTCAGGTCGCCGACAGCGTTTTTTAATTGGGTGACTGCCCCCGTTCCGGTTTTTGCCGCCGCCTCCGCCTGTCCTTCAAACTTACTCGTTAATGCCGCGATTGCAGATTCAGCCCTCTCGGCGCTCCCGGCCGCCCCTTCGACACTAATCCCATAACGAGCAAGCGCATTTGTTGACGCGCCGATGGATTTCCCAACCAACGCAGCCGCAGAAACAAGATCCATCCGCATAGCCGTTGCCATGTCCTGAATGGCAGGCAAAAGCCTCTTTATCTGCTCTTCGTTTTTTACGAAAGCGGCAAGTTGCGCTGCGGCCTCGATTGTAACCTCATCCCCGAAAAGCGTCTTTTTTTGCAGTTCCGAAGCGACGGACCCTATCTCACGCATGACATCCACGCGCCCTTTCAGCGCTGTCGTCAGTTTCGCCTCCGCCTGTTGCTGTACGTTTGCGGCCTCTGTTGCCACACGCATATAATTGGCAATGGCCGTAACTGAAAACGCGGCAATGGCGGCCTTTTGGATTCCAGAAAACATTGACTGGCTTTTTTTCTGAAATCCAGAAAGCGATTTATTGGCATCATTCAGTCCCTCTTTGAACTTTTTAGCATCCGCCCAAAGCATCCATTTCAGCCTTCTTTCCTTATCCGCCATTTGAAAACCGTTTCAAAATTTCCTCGTTGTGCTTTCGTATCTCATCATCCGTCATCGGCTTTTTGTCGGCCTCATCGTCATCGTCCCATGGGAAGCGCCATAATTCGCCGGGTTTAAGGCGCTGCGATTTTTTGATCTGGATATTGAGCAGGTCGGTGGTCTGCATCCGGAAAAGTTCGGCGATGAATCGCTGATCGCTGCGCTTCTCCCGGTAGTAGATTGTAAGGGCGTCGAAGTATTGCCCGGGGAGCATATCCCAGAACTCCGCAGGGGATAGGCGCAGACAGGCGATCCCCATTGCCAGATATTCGGATATTTTTTTAGGCTCCCCATCATCTCCACTCTCTATTTTTTTTTAACCTTCACTGCCCCGACCGATGAACTTATTTGCCGGTAGAAAACTTCGAGGATGGGGGCAATATCGGTAGGGCCGATTAAAGCACCCAAGTCGTCAACCGTAAAGGGCAGATCCCGTTTCTCTATCCGCGCTCCCTCGGCAAGCCCGCAATGGATCAGGGAGGTCAGGACCTTTGCGTTTTTACCGGCGATTTTATCCAGCTCCGCAAATTCAACACCCTCCACCTGCTGAAACCTTCCGATTGCGTTCCAGTTAAATC